GTGTTGGGTTCGTCACGAAAAGAAAGCGCAGGGACGGTGGTGGCGTCGCGTCGTGCTTGTAGCCGGCGCGCGGTTTTGGCGTTGACGTGCCGGGCTCCTCTTGAGGCGTTGCAGGTGGCGCATGAGCCGACGAGGTTGGTGCGTTCGAAGGGGTCGCCTCCGTTGTCGAGCTCGATGACGTGGTCGGCCTGAGTGCTCTTGCGTTTGTGGCACCAGTGGCAGACGGGTTCTTCCTCGAGCACTTGGGCTCGGATGGTTCGCCATCTGGGGTCGGAGTAGATCGGGTTGCCTGCCATGGTTTTCCTCAGCTTTTTGGTGCCCTACGTAAGTAACTAGTGACTATTAGCAAGGTGGGTTCTTTGTTCTCAGTACTTGTTATACGTGGGGAGTTTCCTCATGGGGAATATCCCGATGAGGTGGTGGACAAACTGTGGATAACTGTGGGTGGTCGAATACCTCGATCTTGTACGCCCAGCGGCCTTGTTTGTCCTGATAGCGGGAGCGGTGGACGTAGCCGGCGTCCTCGAGCTCACGCAACGCTGAGCGCACCGAGTCGGCTCCGTCACGCTTCGCTACGGCGAGCTGTTGGGTGTTGGTGCGCCAGTTGTCAGGCTTGCTCAGGATGTAGATCAGCAGGCCGGTCGCCTTGAACGACAGCCGCTCGTCGCAGATGACGTGGTTGGCGACGATCGTGAACGACCGCCGCGGTCGTGGTGCCCGGTGAATCACTGGAAGTCCCCTAGCGTCGCATCCTGACCGCTGTGGAAGACCATGTAGCCGGCGATGTGGCCGTCCTCCCAGACGGACACGTAGCGGACGCGGCCGGCGTGCTGGCGCAGCTGTGCGAGGACGGCCATCCGGTCTGTGGTGACCGGGTGGACGACGGCGTCGAACTCACGCCAACTGGGCAGCCATACCTGGTACGTGTTCACGGGAGCACCTCAAAACGGTTGAGCCTTGACGCTGGAAACACGTGGCCCGCGGCGGTCATGTACACCAAGCCGCGTTCTGGGCACATGGCCCAGAACGCGAACACGAGCGTCTGGTACTCGAGGCCGCCTTCCTCGGCTGGCTTGAAGAAGTAGTTGGCCTTGATGGGCCGCGGGAGTGCCTGCCACATCATGCTGGTGTCCCGGCCACGTAGTCGCGCAGATGCTCGATCTTCTGGTACAGGTTGCCGTCGAAGCGGCTCACGATCAGTTCCTGCGACAGGCCGTCGTTGAGGTTCTGGGCCTTGATGCGCAGCTGGCCTGTGAGGCCGTTCGTGGCGATGTATGTGCGGAGCCGTCCGAGCTGCTTGCCGTCCCACGTCGGGACCGTGTCGTCGGCCGTGTACAGGTAGAGGTGGACCTTTGCTGGCTTGTTCATGTGTGCTTCCTTCTGCTGATTCGGTGTTTTGCTTCCTCGAGGTCCGAGGGCCGCCAGAGGTAGTACTCGGCTCCCGCGGACTCAAGATGGTTTCTCCAAGCCTTCTGCCCGGGCGACAAACGCCCGACCGCCGACTTGACCTCGATGTAGATAATCGACTCGCCGTTAGTGGCGACGATGTCGGGGAAGCCGGCGTCACCCACTAAGGGTGTCATCCAGCGTCCTCGGACCTGCGCCGGCCGGAAGTGCGTGTACTTCCAGCCGTAGATGCGAAGCAGGTGCTCCAGCTGCGCTTGGAACGCCGACTCGGAGATCCGCGGGCTTGTCACGCCAACTGCCAGACGACAGTCGACCTGCCCGCCGCGGTGTGCTTCCTAACGCCCGAGTCGACCACGTAGCCCTTCCGGACAAGCTCGGCGCGCCTCGAGCGGGCCCCAGAGTCCGAGATCTTCGCATCCGGGCATGACGTGGCGCGGATCCGGAGCGCCTCGATGAGCTCCTCGTCGGTCATGCGGGTGTACATGCGGAACTCGGCCAACACCACCTTCTGACCTTTGGTGACGTCCACCGTGCGGGCCGCCGCGTGCGATGTCTCAGGGTCGGTGGCGCGCGCGTGCGCCTCCTCCTCGAGGTAGTCGAACAGGGTCGCTGGTGTCATGACTCTCCCTTGGCTGCCTTGAGCTGCTCAACGAGCTGCTCGAACGATTCCTTGCTAGTCGGCGTCGCGCCGCGATGCCCGATCGCGTACAGGAACTTGCGTTGCTTGTCGGTTGGTGTCCAGCCGTCCGCATTGCCCTCCAGAATGCGCTCAGAGCCGCTCGGAGCGGGCGCATGGCCCATTCGCTCCACCTTCGCCATCTCCTCGCGGCTAGGGCGTTTGCCGGCCGCGTAAATCCAGTTTGCGAGCGCGCGCCCGATCGCCGATGTTTCGCAGTTCTCGACATGGCTGGTGGCGTTGACGCCGCGATCGGTCTTTTCCTCGTAGGCGTGGCCGACGGCCATTGGTACGGGGTCGGCGGCGTTGGCATAGACCTCGGCGCGGAACAGGCAGCTGCGGTCGCCGGCGTTGAGTGCGGTGGTGGCGATCCGGCCGTCCGGATGGGCGGCCCAGAACAGGGCTAAGCGTTCCTCGACGGTGGCGTACTGGGAAAGGTCGAAGCCCATCAGTAGTCACCATTGAGGGCCACGGCCACGAGGGTCTGCGTGGTGCGCGGTGAGAAGCGCGTGACCTCCACGCCATGCTCTGCGAGGTATCTGGCGACCTCGCGGATGGCGTAGCTCTGGTTCTCAAGCTGCTCGTAGATGCGCGCAATCTCGCGCTCCATGAGCGTCAGCGCCGCTTGACAGGCTTCGATTTCCTCCAACATTGCTTCCCTTTCTTGTTGGTTATCCAATAGTTCTGACGGTAACACGCCGCATTCGTTCGCGGTGGATTTTTCGACGGTCGGTCTCTGTGGTGCCGCCATAGATGCCGGGCAACGCTCGGTCATCAAAGCTCATGGCGTACTCGAGGCAGTCCGTTTTTACTGGACAGGTGTTACAGATGCGCTTGGCAGCCCGGACGATGGAGTGCATGTTGCGTCCGGGCTGAGGGAAAAACATGTCGAGCGGCATGTCGGCGCACGCCGCATAGTGCCTCCAGCTTTCTAGGAACACTTCAAGCTCCATGGTTGCCATCCGCACTTGCCGGCCGCTTCACGCTCGGAGTAGAGCAACCATGCGAAGTAGAGGTTTTTGGCGGGGTCGTGCATGTCGTCGATGGTCCAGCCGAGGATGTTGAGGTAGTCGGCGTGGATCTGGTTGATCTGGGTGAGGCCGTGGTCGCCGGCGGCGGACACTACCTCGGGCTGGCACCTCGACTCCCTCCACATGACCGAGGCGAGCGTTTCAAGGATCTCGCGGTCTGCGGGCCAGCCGTTTTCGACCGCGAGCGGGATCCACTCTTGGCATGGGGTGTCGGGCCCGACGAGCGGAGCCGGCTGGGATGTGGGGACCAGCTCGACGCTCGTCGTGGTCGTCGCCTCTGCCGTGCGGGGGAGAGTTGACGGGGCCGTTGAGACTGGAGCATAAACGATGACCGGCGCGTTGGTGGTTGTGGCCGGCGTCGGGTCGTCGTGGCGGATGTTGAATCCGAACGTGTTGAGCAGGCACAGGTATGCGAACGCGCACAGGCCAACAAACTTGAGTGGTTTCATGGTTCCTCCGAGGCTTGGGATCGGGTGGTCCCCATCGGTCTACCGACTCAACCGGGGAAGGTCAAGCCACTAGGGGAACAGGGCTTTCCAGGTTTGGGCTCCGACGACGCCATCGACGGTGAGCTGGTACTCGGTTTGGAAGTTGCGGACGTGTTTTTCGGTGGCCGGTCCGAAGTCTCCGTCTGCCTGGATGCACAGTCGCTCTTGGAGTTGCACGACGGCCGCACCTTTGGAGCCCTTTTTGAGGGGTTTGCCGGGGTAGGCAGGCTTGGCACCCGCGGATTCGGCTGGAGAGGCTTGTGGGACGTTTTGGGCACCAATGCGGGCAGATGCGGGTCGGGCGTCTGCCCAAGCGTCGGGGTGGACCTCGACGTGGATCCAGTCTCCACCGTCGCCCGGTGGCCGTTCGATCCATCCCTTGCCGGCTTGCCAGTACCGCTTGAGGCGGTAGTCGTGGACGCGTTGGATGCCGAGCTCCGCGGAGTTGTCGATGTAGAAGCGGATGGCGGCCTCGGCGTCGGTGCGGGACTTGTAGCCCAGGTCGGCGGCCGCACCGTAGGCGTGGGACGACCAGGATGTGCCTCCGCGTACCGGCCGGCGGTTATAGATCCCGAGCGAGCTCATGTTGAAACGCGCTTTGGCGTCTTTGACGACCTCCGTGAGGTTCGGGGACGCGGACTTGTACGGGGTCTCGTCGGGTGACTTAAAGCCTGTCTGCCAGGAGGTGAAGCGGGTGGCCGCGGTCATCCGAGGATCTCGCTCGACGTCAAAGTCATGACGGTATGCGAGCCGCTTGAGACGACTGCGTAGAGCTCTTGTCCGGGCGGGATCTCATACGAGAACAAGGTGCCGTTGTCGAGCTTGAGCCCGTTGGTTGTCGTGACTGTCAAATTGCCCAGGTACACGTCGGCACCTATTGGGCGGATGACGACGGTGCGCCAAGCGTGCGCGGCGGCGGTGACGACTTTGGTGGCCGTCGAGGTGACGGTGGTTTGGTTAGAGATCATCGAGCTCATCCTTTTTGTCTTTGTCTTTGAGGCCGTTGGATGCGAGAACGCCGGACAGTGCGCCGGTGAGGAACAGCACCATTGGCGAGAGGAGTGCCCAAGCGGATTCGTCGTTGGGGCTGACCTCAAGCGGCTGGGTGACAAAGAGGAGTCCGTAGATGAGACTGAGGATCGCCGCGACAAACGCCAGCGTGAGGCCGGCACCTACAAAAAAGACGAGGCGGGCCTTGATCTCGGAGTTGGTGTACCGGCCGCGTCTCATATGCAACGTCCGTCCGGCGGCTGGGTGGTCGTCGTCGGCTCGTCATACACGGACGCCCGCGGAGCCTTGTTTTTGGTGCGCGGGCACGTCACGCGCTCCGAGTCCGAGCATCCCGAGAGCACCCAGGTGCCAAGGATGCCGACGGTGGCGATCAACGCGAGGAACTTCATTCTGGATCGGGTTCCCAGCCGGCGTCGAGGAGTTGTTGGTATTCCTCGTCGGTCATTTCGCGTACTTCGTCGTCAATTTGGATGTTCGGCTTGCTCATACCGTTCCTTTGTATCCGTAGACGGCGATAGTGCCGCCGGTCAATGTTCCAGCATCCGGGGTGATCGTGAAACCTGTGTATGAGGTGGCAACGCGGTGTTCACCGTTCATCGTTCCATAGTTGCCTGCGCTCTGATATGCACCCATAAGGAACTTGGTGTAAGCGGCTTTATATGGTCCTAACACTTGAACGCTGACGTGCGCGGCGTTGCCTGCCGTTACGACACCGCCCACCCAATTGAGGAGTGCTTGGTTTGATCGACCAGCACCTTGGACGGTATTGGTTGCCGAGTCGCCATAGGTGAGGAAGCCGTAGTAGCCGGTGCTGGATCCTGTCAATGAGATGCCGATCGACGCGCTAGTTGATCCGGTGCCTCCAGACATCAGGATGAGATAGTTGTCGTAGTTTGACGAGAACGCGTCAGTTACGGACACGCTCGAAACAGCGGTTCCGACTGTTTGCGTCTTGACTAGCCACAGGCCGACGGCGTTCATTTGTGCCGCGGTCAGGACGCTTCCTGCTGAGAATGTGGGAGGAGTTGCCATAGGTCACCATCCAAGTCGTGATGTATCGAGAATACCGAGGGTCGCTGAGTCCAGCGTGAAAAACTGGTAGTAGCTGAGAGGGGATAGGTACACGCTCCATTGGGTCGAGTCGGGTGTTGCGTTGATGCTGGCACCTTCCATGACCATCGCGGTCGTGGTGACTGAGCCGCCGGGTGGCGTGTAGGTGAGGTTGAACGATCTCACGGCCACGTTCCACTTGTTCAAGAAGTAGGTGAGCCCGGAAGCGTTTTGGGACACGTCGTCGAACTGGACGTCGATTCGCTGGGTGTTCGGATCGCCGAAGCTGTTCACGATCCAGTCGGCGTTACCCAATGCCTGGGTGGTGTTGTAGTCGTAGGTGAACGCGGAGCCGGTCGAAGGGCCGTAGGTGCTCACGCTTGTAATGTTGGTCGACGTTTGTGGCGTGAGGCCGTTGGGCTGGGTGGTGTAGGTGTTGATGAACTCGGTGCCGGCCGCTTGACGCTGGATGGCGGTGTACATGAGCTGGGACGCGCCGGTGGTCGGTTTGAGGTCGGTCGAATAGCCGGCGGTGATGTAGTTGTTGATGTACGACCGCGGGACGTAGTTGATGGTCGAGCCGATGGCGGCGAGCTGACCGCGCTCGGTCGTGATCGAGGCGTTGAGGTAGTTCAACACCGTGCCGGTGTACGTCTGGCCTTGGAGGATGGAGCCGGTGAACACTCCGTAGAGGGTGACCGAGATGAACGAGGGGAGCGGGCCGGCGGGGACGTAGGACGCCTCAAGTGCTTTGGCTTGGTTCGTGGCGTAATCCTGGGTGACCGTCCAGGCATTCGCATAGACGCGGCCGGTGTAGGACAACACGTCGGTCATGGTGATCGTGGCGGTCGAGATGCCGGTGCCGGCGTTGTAGTCCGAGTACTCGACTTTGGAGACGTAGCCGGTGAGGGTGATGTAGTTCACGCCGGCGACCGCTCCATAGATCAGGACGGACTGCCCGTAGGGGAGGCGGGTGGCGTAGCCGGTGTTGTTGTTGATGGTGATGGTGATGCCGGACGACCCGTAGTTGTCGAGGTATGACTGGCGGCCCACCATGGCGTTCATGGAGAACACTTTGGAGGTGAAGTCAAACGTGCCCGGGGTGCCGTCCTCTTTGGGGCCGATGAACTGCCAGTTGATTTTGGCCATCACATGGTCCGAGTGTTGACGGGGACCGGCCCTTGGGAGCGGACGTAGTTTTGGAGAGCTCTGACGACCGCGTTGGGGTCGCCTCCGTTGACGGTGACGTTGATGGTGTTGCCGCCGGTGGCACCGTTGGGGATGATCGTCCCGGACATGTTCGGGGTGAATAGTTCGGGGCCGTTTTCGCCGACGAGGTAGGTGGTGCCGGTTGAGACTGGTCCGCCCATGGCGCGTGGTCCGCCGAACCGGCCGCCGCCGAGCGTGTCGCCGCCGGGAAGGGTTTTGCCGATGCCGGACGCGATCTGCTGGATGAGGAGCCATGCCGCGTCGAGGTCTCCCTTGTCGATGAGGAGCTTGATTTTCTGCTGGTCGAGGAGCGGGAACGTCTCGGTGAGGTCGATCATTTTCAGTCGGGTTTGATCGACCGCATCCTGGTAGTCGAGGAGGTCCTCGCGGGTGCCTCCGTACGCTTTGGCGGCCGCCTCCTCGACCTTGCCGAGCTGACGCTCCAAGTCGCGCATGGACATGTCACCTTGGATGTCGGCCTTCAAGAGGTCGTACTCATAGCGCATGTCCTCAAACGCGGTGGTGCCTTCATCGGCGGCGTCGCGGATCTCCAGCACCTTTTGAGCCATCGGGCCCACCTGGTTCATGATGCCTTTGAACGAGAGTTTGGCGGCCTCCTCGATGCCGAACCAGCCGAGAATGGTGACGCTGAGAAAGGTCTCAAACTGGAGTTTGAGCTTGTCGAGACCTTGGAAGTAGGTGTCGTTGGCAAACTTGCCGGACTGCTCCCACTTGCCGGTCGCGTCCACCAGCTTCTCGCCAACGGTGATGAGGAGGTCCTCACCTTTGTCTTTGATGTCGTCGAGCGTGTCGCGGAACTTGCGGGCCTTGTCGAGCTCGTCCTGGGTGATGATCTTGGCGTCGGACACGTCGCCGAAACGCTTGATGATCTGGTCGGAGCCTTGCTCGATGAGAAGCGCGACGTCGGTCCACGCTTTGCCAAACAGCTTGGCTCCTTCTTTGGCGCGTTCAGTCGGGTCTTTGATGCCTTTGAGGCGGTCGATCAGCTTGAGGAACGTGTCGTTAACGTCGATGGTGCCGGTGTTGGTGTAGGCGATGTCGTCGCCGAGAGCCTTTACCAAATCGGGGTTTGAACCGAGGTATCGGTTCATTTTGTCCACGGCCGTCCCGACCGAGTCGGCGTTGACGCCGAGGTCGTCGGCGACTTCGATCCACCTGGAAGCCTCGTCCAGGCTCAAGCCGGTCTTGGTGGCGAACTCGCCGGCCTTGAGCGCGACGTCTTGGAACGCGGTGATCGACGCGGTGGCGAACGTGGCAATGGAGCCCGATGCCGCGGTGGCGAAGGTGGCGGCGTTGGCTTTGACGAAGTCCATGGCGGCCGTCGAGCCGGCTTTGAACTTGCCCATGGTGCCGTCCGCCTGCTGGATGGCGGTGCGGAAGTTTTGGAAGCCGGCTTTGGCGGCGCGGATGCCGGCATCCGAAAACTCGGAGATGATCGGAATGTTGATGGCCATCAGCGCACGACCTTCATGAGCTCTTTGTTGGCTTGGGTTTGGATCTCTTTAGCGATCTCGGCGACGTTGCGCTCGATCGCGTCAAGGTTTCGCTCCGCGGCCGGCCACAGATAGCGCGACGGTGTGCCGCCGAGCTGACTGGCAAAGTTCGGTCGTCGGCGACTGAGCGGGGCCCGGGATGATCCTCCGCCGGCTTTGCCGGCCATGTCCGCGATCGCGGTGGCGGCGTCGCGGGTCCCGACGCGCACCACGGACAGCATGTTGTATCCGGGCTTGTTGTTGTGCCGGCGTGGCTTGCGGGCATCGACTTTGGTGACGACCGTTTTGCGTCGGTTCCAGCTGGTGCGGCCGTTGTGCACCATGCCGGAAAGCGGTGCTTCGCCGGGGATGCTGGAGTTGATGTCCTCGACGAGCGGCTTGACCGCGTCGCGGAGCTCTTTCACCATCTTGCGGCGGAGCCCGGGCTCGACTTTGTTGAGCGTGCGGATCGCCTCAGCGACTCCTTTGATTTCGACGCTCATGTTGTTCGTTTTGCTCCATGATGATTCGCACCATCTCGTCGATGATGCTGGGAGGGGTGTCGATCAAGTCCAGGGGGCTTATGCCGGTGCGCAACGCGAGCTGGGCGATCAAGTTGACCGCGTAGCCGGCCTTTACCCCTGGTCGTGTCCTTTTGGGACGATGTTGACGGTGCCGAGCGCGTCGAGGAACCCTCCGAAGGGTTTGGTGGGGACGCCGGCCGCTCGGCAGGCTTCCCACGCCAGGTAGGCGAGAGGCTTGAACTTGACGTCCTCCAAAAACTTCGCCCAAGAGAGTTGAGGATGATGGTCCTCCCACGCGCATGCCACCTTGTATGTGACTGGCACGTCGTGGGAGGTTCCATCTGTCATCTCGACTTTGAGGGTGAGTCCGATCATGGTGCTTCCTTCCTAATCGGTGGTTGGTTCGGTCAGGTGATGTCGCGGGTGATCACGCCACCGCGAAACACGGCCTGGACGGCCGAGAGCTCTCCGACGGTGGAGTTGATCGGCGTGATCGACTCCAGGTAGGCGTCGGTGAGCGTCCACTCGGGGTTGGTGGCCGACTCGGTGGTGCCCGACGGCGAGATCACCAACGTCGATGCCGTCCCCCACGCGGAGTACAGGATCGCCTCCACCTCGCCGGCCCCGTACGAGTTGTAGAGGCTGAGCGTGACGGTGTTGTCCTGGAGGCCGGCGGTGAACTTCTCGGCCGTGTCACCCATCGCGGTTGCGCGGAGCTGGACCTTTTTGGCGTCGATGACGACGCCGGTGCACTGATCGGAGAGATCGGTGGTGGTGGCTCCCACCGTGATGTTCACGGTGGCGTTGGAGAGGAATGTGGTGGTGCTCATGGTTTCTTTCTGGTCATGCTCGACGTGAGCTGATTCTTACGGTGAGGTCGTACGCGGGGAGCTCCTGGTTGCCGATCACCGCGGTGGACGGTGTGCCTCTCACGATGGCAAGTCCGGGGTCGGCGTAGAGGGCGTCTGCGACGGTGAGGATGTAGTCGGTGGCGTCTTGGTTGCCGGGTGGTGCTCCGAGCACTCGGAGTCCGACCGTGATATCCGCGACGTTAGACGTGAAAGCCTCAAAAGTAGGGAGCTCAACAAAGACAGTGAGCGGACGAGCGTTCCGAGGGTCTGTGACGGCGACGTAGCCGAGGCCGGTGATGCGGCTGACGACTGCGTTGATGGCGTCGATGAAGAGTCCCGATGCCACGTCATGCCACCTGGCTCCGCTTGACTCCGAGGAGCTGGTTGACGCGGCCGAGTGTCATCATCTGCGGTCCGCCCATGTCGGAGAACTGCTGATAGACGTCCCCCGTGGTGCCACGTTCCCGGTAGAGGCCCGCGGCGTAGAGCACGGTGCCGAGCTTGACGGAGCCGTCGGGGACGGTGCCCAACGAGTCGTGATAGCCGGCTTGTTGACGCCGGCGGAAACACCACGCGTTGGCGGCCGCGACGGCCGTGGTGAGGAAAGCGGTGTCGTTGGCGGTGGCCGCGGCGATGCCGAGGAACTCCTCGACGTTGGCGACTGTCACCCAGGTGCACGTTTGTGTCCAGGTGATGGTGCCGGTGCCGGCGTTGCGGTCGATGGGGTCTCCGGCGGATGCGATGAGGAGCTGGTTGAGGATGATGTACTCGGGGTCATACATCCAGTCACCTTGCTCGTCGGTTCCGACGTAGGCGTTGACTGGGACGTCGAGAACGGTGTATGTGCCGTTCAGGCCGTCGGAGTTGCCGGAGATCGTGATCGACTGACCGACGCCAATGTCGGTCGCCTCGAGGGTCTGCACCACGGCGTAACCATCCAGCCGTTGCCGGTGGGTGATGGTGAACGTGGCCATGGTGCAGATCCCTCTAGTCGATCAGACGAACGCGGCCTTGATGAACTTGGAGGCGTCCACCATCACCGGCGCGAAGTAGCCACGCCAGGCGATGGTGCGCGCGAGCAGGCTCGGGTTCTCGATGGACACGGCCCCCTTCTGCTGTTCCCAGCACTCGAAGCCGCCGGAGGTGGCGTCGCCGATGAGGAGCGTGCCCGACGCGAAGTTGCGGTCCACAACGACCTGGAGGCCGAACGCGTTGCCCGACTGGGCTCCGGGTGCGAGGTTGCCGTAGGCGTTCATCGGTCCGACCTGCGGGAACAGGGGACGACCCGAGCCGTCCTCAAGCTGGCCCAGGCTGGCCCAGCGGTTGGGAGCGAGGAACAGGTGGGTGGGCAGGTTGCCGTTGGAGTCGGTGAGGATGTCGGACGCGGCCTGGTAGATCCACGTCACCCACTCGGTCGGGTCGGCGATGTTGGCCGACGTGAAGTTGTTGGTGTTGGTCGTGCCGGACACCAGCGCGTCGGCGGCGACGTCGTCGGTCTGGTTGGCGTAGATGCGGGCCATGTCGTCGAGGAGCGCGTTGAGCACTTCGGGCGACGACCAGTCCATGGAGGCCTCTGAGAGCTCACAATAGCCTCCATAAATCTCCTTGGTGACCTGCACGTCGTCCACGACGAAGGTGCCGGCCGTGATGGTCGATCCCTGGGTGACGGTGCCGATGCTGGTGTGCGTGGTGACCTTGGGGCGGATGAACACCTTGCCGGCCTGCGGCATCGAGCGAGGCCCCCCCACCGCATCCACCGTCGGCCTAATGCCGCGGAAATTGTTGTACACAGGGGCGATGACCTGCGTCGGGAGCACTCCGTCCAGGTCACCCGTGGTGACGTCGGGCGCGGCGGCCTTGATCTTGGCGTTGAACTCGGCGAACTCTGCTCCACCCTTGATGAACTTGGCGATGTACTCGCCCATGCTCGGGAGCTTGAACTCGCGGGCCGGCTGTGCGAACAACAGCGGCTGGGTCGGGACCGCGGCCTCGACCGCGGCGGGGGTGACTTCGGACATGGTTGACTCCTCCTCGGGGTCGGTTTGGGTTTGGGTTTCTGCTTCCTCCACCTCAGCGGAGGCGGCGATTTCGGTTATCTGCGCGTCCGGGAAGGCCGGCACAGCCACAAGAGAGAGCTCGATGAGGCGGGCCTTGGTGACGACCGTGGCCTTGAGCTCTTTGTCATAAAACGACTCGATGGGTTCGGCTCCGACGCTGACCGCGTCGTATGCGCCGGCCTTGACGAGCTCGACCGCGTCGGCGGATGCGCGGGTCGTGGCGAACGTGGCGGTGAAGCCGAGACCTTCCTCCAGGTCGGCGAGAGCGTTGACGACGCCGCGGAGCTGACCGAGGTCATGGTTTTCGATCAGCTTGGCGGGCTTCTGATTCACGTCGAACGCGCCACGCTGGAACGCAACACGCTGGCCACCCATCACCGTCGCGGTCGTGGGTGCCCAGGGGACCGCGATGCCGGTGATGGACGCCGGCTTGGATTCGTCGCCGGCGGCGGCGTCGATGGTGGGGAGCTCGGCTGAGAGTCTGTAGATCATGCTGGTGTTCCTGACGGTGTGAACTCGGAGGTGGATGACTGGTCCATTGAGTCGCCGGCTGATGCTTCGCCGATGTAGTCATCGACGTCGAACTCGACGTACCGGCCGCGGGGCAGGATGTTGTTCATGGAGAGCGTCTGCTCCATGGCGTCGAGGTAGGGCTTGGTGCCGAACAGGTAGAGATCCTGCCGGCTTGCCATGGCGTTTTGGTAGGTGTATCCGGGAACGCCGATGCCGAGCAGGTAGGGCGGGATGTTGGCGACGCGAGCGAGCTCCAACGCTTGGTGTTGACGGCCCTCAACGAGCTGGAGCTTGGACGGATCCTGCGAGAACTCTTTGAAGGTGACGACGGAGTTGAGTGCTCCAATGGAGTTTGATCGGCGAGCGGCCGCCCAAGCCGCGGCCAGCTCGCCGAGATCTTCTGCGCTCATCGGTTCCGAGGCGTCGGTCTGCTGGAGCCATCCGGCGGCGATCTCGTTGACTGCAAAACGCTCGGCGGCTTGGTCGAGCTTGAGTGCGGTCGTGATGGCCCGCTTCCCGGTGTACAGGATGCCTTGGGATGGTGCGAGGAAGGTGATGACCTCGTTGGGGTCGAGCGGCACTCCGTTGAACTGGGGGTCGTTGGAGATGCCGAAGTACTGCGGCCCGGACTGGGACGGGGTCGCAAAGTTGGCTTGCGGGAGCCAGGTGAACGAGAGCGGCCTGCCGGTGGCGGAGCTTCTCGACGTCACGAGCCATGCGGCGCGTCCGTACATGAACATGTCCGAGAACGTGTTGGCCATGATGAAGTTGCGCGTGACGTTGGGGTCCGGCTGGTCCATCCACGTCTCGGTTTCCAGGTACAGCTTTTCGTAGTCCTGGCCGGTCCATTGGAGCGTGTAGTGCTTCAACGTGAGTGCGCCAACCATGGCGGCCATGAGGTCGCGGGCGCGGGAGATGGTGGGCACCGTGAGAGCCAGCTCCTGCCAACCACCCGTGGTGTAGTCGTAGAACTGGCCCACGCCGGCGGACACGCCCGCCGCGGCCTTGATCGGCGCGGAAGCAAACGCCGGTTCAGGAGCTTTGCGGAACAGACCCATCGGCTGGAGTCTCCCACCGATGGTGCCGGTAATCCACTCAACCTGCCGATGCGAACGCCGCTTTGTTTGACCTTGTCGGTTTGGATGCGTTGCCGACCGCGACGACCATGGCGCGTGCGATCTCGATGGGTCCGGGTGACTTCTGCGTTGAGAGCGGTGCACCGTCGGGGAGCTTGACCATGACGGCCCGGGCAACGTGTTCGGCCATGGCGACGTTGCCGTGATGTAGGACGCGGCCTTCCAGGATCATCATGCGCACCAATGGCGTCATCGGCTTGAGCTCGCGGTAGCCGGAGATGATCGACCGCCGGCGGAGATCCGGCGGGAGATGGGGCTCTAGGTTCGGCGGGACCGAGAGCTGTAGTTGAGGGTCGTGCATCGCCTCGACGACGGCCGGCCACACCTCGGCCTCGGTCTCGACCATGAATGCGACGTCGGTGACGACCTTGCCATCGACGACGCCGGCGCGGACACCCACGAAACGTGCGTCGTCCAACGAGTTTTCCAGCGCGAGCCATCCGCCGGCGGGGAGCTCGCGGTCGGTGATGCCGGCGTCCCAGCGGCCGAGCGGTAGCCATGCCTGGGCGGCGGACACCCAGAGGTTGAGGTGGGCTCGCATGAACGCCATGCGGTCGGGTGTGGCGTACGCAAGCTCAAGCGCGTCCATGGTGACGGTGGTGCCTAACGCCGGGTTCGCCCAGGGCCACCATTGGCGGTCCTCGGGATCGATGCCGGGAGGCGGGGACCATTCGCACCAGTACAGGCCCGAGGGGTCGCCGCGGTCGATGGCGGCCAACGACTGCTCGCGGAGCTTGATCATCGTGGTGGACGACTGGTCGCCGGCCGTCGAGAACATGGCGAGGAGCGGCATCGGTCGAGCGATCTGGCTGGGCCGAAACGCGTCGAACAACACGTTGGGTTTGATGTCCCAGAGCTCGTCCACGAGGATGAGGTCATAGGAGCCGCCGTGCTGATCTGCGCCGGCGACGCCGACCGTGATGGTCGAGCCGTCCGGGAAGGTGATGGTTTCGTCGCCGTTCTGCCAGCGGATCTTGCACTCGACGCGGTCCTCGAGCGCGCGGGCGAGCTGCCGAAAGACGCCCATGGCTCGGCGCTTGAGGTTGGCGACGAGGAGTACCTGCTGCGGTCTGCGCCACATGGCCGCGGCCTCGGTGGCCCAGAAGCCGGCAAGGGCGGTGAGCATGACGCTCTTGCCTTGCTGCCGGGCACAGGAGATGACGGCCTCGCGGTGCGCCAACTTGCCGGCGTCGTGCGCCAGCATGCCGTCGAGTGCGCGGGCCTGCCACGGCATCAACTCGACC